AGTTGTGTAATAAAAAACCCCGCCGAAGCGGGGTTAATTTTTTAATGTTTAATTTGTGTCCAAACTTTTTGACGAATCTGATTAGTCAATGAATCTGGCAATGGAACATAATCTAAATCTAAAGCATCTTTCTTACCATTTTTCCAAGACCAATCAAAAAACTTTAAGACTTCTTGACTTGCTTTTTTGTCAGTAGGATCTTTATACATGACAATGAAACTTGCACCACTAATTGGCCAAACAGATGTGCCTCTTTGATTTACAAGACTAACACCCATACCTGATACCGAGAACCAATCAGCATTGGCAGCTGCAGCAGCAAATGTAGAATCATCTGGATCTACATATAGACCATTACGATTTTCCATTTTAAAATGTGGAATTTTATTTTTCTTTGCATAAGCATATTCAACATAACCAATAGAACCTTTCACACGTTCAACATTGGCAGCAACGCCTTCGTTACCTTTACCACCAACACTTGATGCAGCTGGCCATTTAACGGCTGCACCTTTACCTACAGTTGCACGCCAATCTTGACTAACTTCGTTAAGATAATCAGTAAAAATAAAAGTTGTACCAGAACCATCAGCACGATGAACTACTGTGATTGATTGGTTGGGTAATGTTCTGCCTGAATTAAGTGCTACAATTTTTGGATCATTCCATTTTGTGATACGACCCATAAAAATTTCCGCAAGAACTGTACCATTGATTCTTAAATCTCCTGGTTTAAAACCATCAATATTGAAAACTGGAACTACGCCACCAAGGACGGCAGGAAATTGCACTTGATTATTTTTATCTAAATCTTCACCTTTAACTGGTGCATCAGTAGCGCCAAATGTAACTGTCTTGGCGTTGATTTGTTTTATACCGCCAGAAGAACCAATTGATTGATAATTCAAATTGACATTACTTACTTTCTTATATCCTTCGGCCCACTTGGCATAAATTGGAAATGGAAATGTTGCACCAGCTCCAGTAATATCTGTTGCGTGTGCTGTAATTGCCACAAAACTTAATAAAGCGACTAATAACTTACCCATGAACAACTCCTTTAAAGAAAAAAAATATCTCCAATATTATTTAAGCGCTCATATCGTTATGTCACAAAAAATTCATCCAGCTTTAATAAAACTGTAATAAAAAACCCACCATAAAGGTGGGTTTCTTTTAAGAAAGAAAAAATTACTTCTTCTTTTCGTCTTTCTTAACTTCTGCTTTAGGTGCTTCTTTCTTTGGTTCTTCTTTCTTAGCAGGTGCCTGAGCAAATGCTGCAACAGCGAACATAGAAGCTACGAGTGCGGTAAGATACTTCATTTTACTTCCTTTCAATCAAAGTTAAAAAATCACAAACTACTCATCAATTAATCTTCTTCAGCTAACTTGCTGAAATATGCCATATCATCATCTTCGGAATCATCCTTAAATGGAGAATCTTCTGCTACTGCCTTAGGTGCAGGTTTCGCTTTGGCTTGTTCTACGGTTGTGCGTGGCGCTTCACCATTGAGACCGAGAACTTTGTCTAAGCGTTGCTTCAGAGCATCATATGATTTGAACTCAGAACCTTTCAAAAGTTCTTGTAGAGAATGCTCAGACTTCCAAATTTTCTCCAACTCATCATCATCACTCAACAAAGCAGATGGTGATTCGAATTCAGACTTATCATAGTTCTGATAACCTTCAACCTTACGAATCTTTAACTTAAAGTTAGCACCTTTCCACATATCAAATGGATTGATTGCCTGTTCATCAGCAAATTGTGGATTCATGGCTTCGGAGATTTTGTCAAAAATCTTTTTACCAAATTTGAACAGAAATACTTTACCTTCGTTTTCTTTATTTGAAGGGTCGGATACAATATAAACGTTGGCAATGTAATTTAGTTTACGTTTTTGTTTACGGACAATATCTTTATTTGCTTCAATACCAGAATTCCATAGTGAAGTATTATGTTCACAAACAGGACATTGTTGATTTTGAGTGGTCAGACAGTTATCGATTAACCAACCACCTGGACCTTGAAATCCATGTGAGAAGATTTTGACCCATGGTAAACCATCTTCACCATCTGCTGCAGAAGCAGGCAGAAAACGAATCGTAGCCATGCCATTACCAGATTTATCTACGGCTGGGCGCCAGTAGTTATCGGATTTATCGTTGCCTTCGGATGAGGTATTAAGTGCCTCGATTGCTTTTGATAGTTTGTCGAGGTTGCCAGATTGGCGTTTGAGGTTCGCAAATGAACTCATAATTTACTTCCTTTCGTATTAAACGGATTATTAACGGTGTATAAAACGGCTTGTCCACATTATTCATTATATAAGAATATTTATCCAATGTCAAGTATACATTTTCAAAATACCGATGGTAGTAATGGCATCCGTGTGAAGTATACCAACACCACCTTCTACTCTCCATTGGTCAATGTTCTGTGAAGTATCATCAATCAATAGTGAATTTGGGTTAGAGAAATTCTTTTTCAGCCTTTTACCTGGCACAAGATTGATAGGAAATTCAATGTTGTGATTATGTAACCACTCTGTCTTTTGTTCTCTAATCTCTGCATCACGCTTTTCGGATGATGTTGAAGATAGAATTTCTGTAGGTATTGGTAATGACCTGAGATAATTAATTAACATCATCGCATCAGGCATCAAATCTAATGTAGCAAATTGTCTGTCAGCAATGAACATGGTAAAAAACTTGTCAAAGGTTTTGTATGTGTCTGCATCTTTCGGTTCAATCTTATACAATTCTTTGTATCGTTTATTGAAGTCAGCAATCACACCATCCATGTCCAAATAAATCTTGGTAATCTTATGCATATTCTCTAATCTTTTCTTTTAATATTTGTTTATACTTTTCTTTATCATAATGTAGAAATGCCTTATACTTTTGACATTTCATTTTAAAATTTGGCCACACAATATCATCATAGATTTCTTTTTGCCACATTGGAAAAAAATTCATAATATCATCTAAAATGATAAGTGTTTCAATTGCAATATCACCTTGTTGACCACATTGCATGAGTAACGGAAATTCATTTTTTCTAACCATTAATAATTCATTTGGTACATTCACTTTATCTAATAGTTTAATTATATCATTTTCAAAGGTATAAGTCAAGCTTTGTATTCTTTTCTGCCACTTCTTATAAATTTCTTCGGAATCAGGTCCTATTATATCACCGACCCATTGAACATCGCTTACCAAAAAGTTGGCAACATAGTAATCTTTTAATTCTGTCAATCCAAATTTACGAGATAAACGGTAGAATGAATACTTGTCTTTTCTGGTAGAGAATGTTGTTTTGGTAACATTGGTCTTACCATTGTATTTGATATAGTCGTAACTATCGGATGTGAAATGCAACTTCAACGCATGAAACATGGCGAAAGCGGCAAAACCTGAATTTTCAATCATAACAATTTAAAGAGGTAACTTTGAACTCTTTTTGATTAGGTTTAGTTCCTGAGCCTCATCACGGATTTTTGCTTTAAGTGCAGATGAAATTAATGTGGAGGCCACTTCAACTTCTAATCCTGTTTCTTTGCAATGGTGTAGAATGGCATCCATGTGATTACATCTCAATTTGGATGCCAGTTCTTCAATCATCATACTAAAATCTTTAATCTCACCTTTTGTTGGCATATTATATTTTACTTTTCTCTTTATAAAAAATGTGATTACCAATCTGTGTGATTCTTGGTAAATTCCAATTAGGCTTTACATAATTGGCATGATAATACATGGCCTTCTCTTTGTGTAGTGTAACATGAGCAACTTCAGATGTCAAGGCTTTCTTTGCAACAAGTACCGATTCTTCCCATTGATATGAGTTGCGAATCATACTGTATGCTGAACTACAGAACCAAGAGAATTGGCAGACTATTCTACCATTCACTTCATCCTTTTGCTTGACAACACCACAAACGGTCTTTGGAAACTTTCCAGAGTTTACACGATTGAGTGTTACTTGTGCTACTGCTAGTTTACCCTCAAAGGACTCACTAGCGGATTCATAGTAGATGTTTTCAGCAAGGCATTGTACCTCGTTACTGAAATGATTGCCAAGGTTTGAAACAGTTACTTTGTTTGCTTGTGCCTTGGCTATGGGAATTAGTAGATTAACTGCAATAAGAGCTGTTGAGATTGCAATTAAAAATTTGTTTGTTACTTTACGGTTGAAATACATTTTTCTTCCTTATTGATTACGGCGGCCAAACTTCTGACCGCCTTGGTCTCCAATTACGAATTAGTTTTCGATTTTATTTTAACTTCAGGTTGTGGAGGGGTTTGAGAAACGAAACCATTGAGCATCTCTGCTTTTTTAATGATTTCTTCTTCGGAGGGAAATGGTGGAAAACCTGGATGTTGTGGTGAAGGAGTTCCGTTAATCTTGGATTCTTCTACCTTGGTTGTCCACTCGTTTGAAATAACTTCACGCTTGCCATAATAGTCATCGGTGAGCATTTCTTTGGCCATTTTTAAGAGTTCTAGCCGTATCTCATAGGGTGTCATACTCATTTACTTCTCCTTGTGTGTGTTTATGTGTATTACCAGCGGTTTGTGTGATGCTGGTGATTTATTTATCCAGGTGATTCTGTTGCTAAGTTCACCTGGTGAAACTCCGCTTACCTTATTCAGGCAGCAAGTGCATACTTATTATCGTTTGCGGTTAAATCAATTGCTTCTTCGACCGAGTGTCCTCAATCCTAACGTCTTTAGCTTTGACGATTCTCCATCTTTATACTTATTACTCTGTCGAAACTATTTCACCCCCATCAGAAGCACATTGCCACAACTATAGTGTGTGTTTGCTACCGATAACTCGGTTCGTCAATATACTTTTGGTGGAGGTGGGCAGGTATTGCACCGCCGTCCAAAATAACTTTTTAAAAACTTCTACGAATTACTTCAATATAAAAAGTATTGCTAATACACCTACAGCAAATGCACAGGCACCCATGTAGAAAGCAAAACTTTTTACTTTATATTCTTTTACACAATCTTTACTAGGCATTACAGTATCCTTTCGAGTAACCAAATAACAAAAAGAAAACTTAGACCACCAGCCAATATTTTTAAAGCCCCGATTTGTCTTTTGTTCTGCTCGGGAGTGCAGAGTTTTTTCCAATATCTATTCATAGTGTCCTATTATAAGTGTTTATACTTATTTAGTCAAGCCATTCACTCAATGTTTACCATTCTTCTCATAATATGAAATGCAAATTAATTTATTGGTAATCTCAAGTGAAATCCCAAAGCGTTAGCTCCATCCTGACTAATTTTAGGCAAAAAGATTCCACAAATATATTTGTAACACGCCTCAGGAAAAAACATTGGCATCACATTCATTTTTTTATATCCTGTAACAACACCAGCACCAACACCTAAATCCCAAGATTCTGTTTTATAAAAAGAATATCTACCATATGTGTATGCACTTCCTCTATATTCTGAATTTTTATACCAACCAGCTGCAACAGTCCAATTATCAGAAATAGTTTGTTCTATTCCTGCACCATAATTAAATTCATTAAATCCAGGTGAGTCATGTAAACTCACACCGTTTATTTGAAGATAGGTTGTTGCTTGAACATTTGTCATTAACAACAAAAACAGTAAAATAATTTTTTTCATGAGTTGTGATTGTAGAAATTAATTGCAGTAACTAAACCCTTAATGTGATCCTCAGTCTTTTGTTTGAACACGATAGGACTTGAATCCTCAACGGCCATGACGATAACCAAGTCATGGATAGGTTCACCAATCAACTCCTCATACATCAAGGCATAGGCGGATGTTTGCCAAAAGTAATCCTCAATGTCCTCATGGCTCTTGATTTTTTTGGATGTTTTAAAATCAATTACCGAAAGCACACCATCAAACTCAGCAATACAATCCACTCGGCCTGCCATCTTTAATTGTGTGGACCATAATGCTTGTTCTTGGTAATGAATATTGTTGATACGATTCAGGTGTGGTTTAATTGATAAAAACATTTCATGTGCATCAGGCATCACATCACCTAATGATTCATTGTTTAGGTATCGTTCACATAAAGTATGCACATTAGTACCACGAGATGTGGCTTTCTTTGTAATCGCATTGGCAACATCATCACCCACTTTGTTGCGCCATGCTTGAAAGATATGTTTCTTTTGAGCTCCAATTACTGTGGTGACCGATGGTAGTTTCGTACCATCAGGTAGTTTATAGAACCGTTTACCGTCAGGAAATGTTTCGGATTGCAGGTCTTGTAATTGCTTTGGTGGGCAGTAATTAAATATGGCCATAATTACTCCACCATGATTCCCAATCAATATATGGGTCTTTTTGTCGTTCAAATTGCATATGAAGAGCAATGCTTGGTATTGGGCTGAATCTCATAGCCGGCCCTTCTGTCCAAATTTTACCAATTGTTGATAATTCACTAACATTTTCTTCTGGTGGAATTGAATAAGTTGGATCATACTTTAACGCTAAAGTTTCAAACAACTCCCAATTATTTATTACAACCTGTGGTCTTAAAAATAATGTATATGTGGTCCATAAACCAGTTCTCCAATGGCGATTACTTCCATGTGCTACAATGTTAGTTTGTGGAGGATCATAATCATCAGTAAAATCGTATGGATAAAGAACAATTTCACGACCAGATAACCGAGAAAACAAATACCAAGTGTCAATCATCTCCTGAATTGCTGAAGGAATATGCAAAAAATCATCTTCAACCAAATAAACTAAGTCAGCAGCTGAATTTTTACAAGCTTCAAATGCTTTAAACGCCGAATGATTAAATCCGGTTTCTTCGAGGTGAATAAGTTCATGTGGCCATTTTGATTTGTTAAATAATTTTTTCAATTCAACTAAAAAATTGTCGGTAGAATGGTCATCAAAAACTTTAAAATTAATTTCGTGGCCTTGTACTTGATTGGATGCTCTAATCAAAGAAGCAACACAACCCAATGCCAAAGTTTTTTTATTTTTTTGGCAATATCTTGGTTCTATTTCCATGTCAATTCGACTGGTTTTATGAACATTGGTTTTGTCGTGAGTTCTTAATATAATTTCTATCATTATTGTTATATTCTTAATTCAATTAAATTAAACATGGTGTATTCTATCACAAATAAATTTTAATGTCAATACTTATGGGTAATTAAATTATTAAGCAATATTATGCTATAATTAATTCCCGATCAGATAAAGCATCTGTGGGTTCTTTACCTTTAAAAATGATAGTAATAACTTCAAGTCCATCCGATTTCACATAAGCTTTAATTTGAAAATGACTTAGTAATTGTTCCATAGATTTTTTAGTAAATCCTGTTTTGTGACACATACCATCACCCCAAGATTCCACAAAACCTCTATGTCCGTATATCATATCTATAACTGATACTGGACCAGCTGAACTATCACAAACAGTATCTAAAAGTCCTTCTTCTATTCTCGATGCAATAGAACCCAAATCTGGTACCCGAATGACAGCGAATCCATCTTCTTTTAATACACGAATCATATTGTTAAATACTTTTGGTAAATCGTGCCAATAATTATGTTCAACCACATGAGATGCCCAAATTGCATCTACCGAATCATTAGGTACTTTGTTGAGATCCACAATAGAAGTAATCAAATGTGCGGAATCATTTTCAAAGGCATCAACTCGAATTTCTTTCCAATCTTTAAAATGGCTAGATTGATATTCTAATTTTGTTTTACCACAACCCACATTTAATACAATCTTTTTATCTGTATTAAATAAGTCTTTGTGTTCTTCTCTACTTTTGTCAACGGTGTTATCACCATGTTTATTCCACCAAAGTTTCCAATCTATGTATGGATCTTTTTCTTGTTCGGTCTGAAAGTGTAATGCTAAAGATGGTATGGGTGCCATGGCAGCATATTCTCTTTCTTGCCACAATCGATTGATAGAATCATCTTCTAATTTAGGATCGTGTGGATGACCATTGCATATCTTATCAAACAAATCCCATTCATTCACAACAACTTGATGTGTTGTCATAAAGGTGCAAGGCACTTGATATACTTGCCGCCAATGGCGATCTGGTCCTTGAACTATTCGAACAGGAACAATATTGTGATCCCAATACCGATATGGATCATTCCATGGTAATACCGATAATGGTTTTGGAAATTTACCGTTAAACTTTTCCCAAAATAAAATCATTTGATAAAAACAATGTTCTTCATACAGATAATCATCTTGAGCTTGCATAACAATATCTTTACCTTCATCTCGCATATTCTCATAACAGTATCTTAATGATGGTAATAAACCAGGTAATTCATTGTGATATAGTTTGGTTGGAAAATTAGCAAAAGAAAGATTATTGTTAATTATTTGTAATGCGAAATCAGATGACCGGTCATCAAATGCATTTAACTTAAACTTGTAATGTGGTAATTTACTTTGTGCATAATTGATAGATTTAACCAAAGAACGAGTGCATCGTTTGAGCACTTCTGTTTTGTCATCACACCCATATCTTTTAAACTTAAATCCCTCATATGGTTCATAGTTGTCCTGGCTATTGGACAAATTATGTGTTTGTAACGCAATCAAAAATTCCATAATTTTAATCTTTTTAAGTTACTATATCAAACACACACCACACCAGTTTAGAACCGTTGTTTTTGGTGTTATATCGAACACGATACTTGTTCATTTAAGGCCTAATTCTTTACGAATTTTTGTAGCAGAGATTGAGTGTATTACTTCATCAAATATTTCCTGTTCAATTTTGTATCCCACATCACGGCCATAGGTGATATTGACAATGTTGGGTACCACTTGAATCTCGTATTGGCCTTGATAGATTGGATCCAAATCTCTACGGATATACGATTTAACCTGTTCGATAGCAAACGGATTAGAACCTTGCCATCCTTGGCAATCACGAATTTGAATGACTACTTGACCAGTTTTGGCAATGGCTCGGTCAAACAATGCTCGGTGACCTTCATGCCATGGTTGCCAGCGACCTAACATTTGAACTGTTTCTTTCTTCCAGTCAAACACAGGCCGCCTACGATTTTCAATAATATGATTACCGATAAACTCAGCCCATTTCTCTGCATTTTGTTCTGTAACACGGAAGTCATATACATCTGGTGGTACAAACATTTTATTGGTATCTTCATAACGACCAGCTTCAATTGTATCAACCCAAATTGTCCAATCAGCTTTGAAATTGTTTCGCATCTCTGGAATAGGTGCCACAAAATCACAGATAACATAATCACCACCAGCTTCAAATGCAAACTGTGCCATTCTTAATGATTGCCGAATACGTCCTTCTTTTGAAAAATCCCAATCATTGAATTTCTTACGAACATCATCAGCGTTGAACCAAGTTACTTGAGCACTAAATCCTGTGATGGGTAACATTTCACCATAATCGGCTCGTTCAGCATGTTTTTCTAGGTATTTTTTTAATGCTTCTGCCAAAAATGTTTTACCGGCACCAGGTAAACCCATAATTAAAATCTTTTTCATTTTATATCCTTTTCGTCATTATTCGTTTAATGATATCACTAATAGTACTATCACTGCTGTCTTTACATTCAATATCATGCTTCATAGGAGGCACAAACATTTCATTCAATTCTGAATATGGACATTCATTGCCATCTGATGCCCACACTATTATATCTGGATTTAAAATTTCTCTCATTTTTGGTAAAGGACAAGTCATGTTAATTACCGTGACTGGCGTTGTAGCTGCTCTGGCCAAGTCGAGAATCCGATAACAATGTCGCATCTGACCATCTTCTGTGAAATCAATGTCCTTAAATTGTTGTCGCAAACCATATGAATCTAAAATAGAAGCTTCTTCTGCAATTACATTTGCTAGTTTATGAACAATCGATGATCTACTGGATCCGGGTAATCCCATTACTAAGATTCGATATTGTTTATCAGCTATCAACCTGTAGTATTGTACAAGACCGCTTTCCAAAGAATGAAACACCCACGGTCTGAAAAACAACCCTTGATTTGTTTCCATTACAATATTAGTATGTATATTCCATTCAAATAGGTTGTGATAACTAAAATCTACACCTTGCAAAGCGTTACGATAGTCAGGTGTTCCCAAAGATCCAATTTCACCTTTGGGATCTAAGTGATGCCAAAAGTTAATAGTTGTTGGCTCTAAAGCAACAACAAAACACCATTCTTCTGTGGAATCAAAGTGTTCATAATGTATTTCGTTATTATTGGGTTTACGAATAACTCCAGATCGTTTAGGATCAACAGTAACTCGTTCACCAAGTACTTTGTAAAAAATAGATTCACTATCTGGAAATATTAAATTAAAGTTCGGTACTTCATAACCATAGGGTTGTTGTACAAACTGTAATTTTTCCGCAAGGTTTTTAAGATTAGTAGCGTCATTGTTAGGAAAGAATCCATCTGCGTGGATTAATTTTACCATTGATCTACTCATTATTACTTCCAAACTTCCATATTAGAATATTTTTGTTGAATGTCTGGTGGTAAAATTGATTGTCTTGAAGTGTACTTTACTTGTTTTTTAACATCATGTAATTTAATACCAATTTCAGAATCATATTCTTCCCAACTTGCTTCAACATTATCGAAGTCGTGTTCAAAATACGGCTCGTTAATAAAGCTATAAATGGCAGTTATTATTTCTTTGGGCGTTTTGCACAGTTGATCATATTCAACTAACATTAACATAGATTTTTCATTGCTGGTAATTGCTTGTTTAATTCCAATATAAGGAAACCCAACAACATTTTTTTCATCCATAAGTTCATCAGCTCGAGAATACACGGTACCAGTTAAACCACCAGTTACAGTATTAGTGGACATTGGATTGTTGCGGTGGGCTACTTCAAAAGAATCTAATATCCATTTGATGTCTCGCACACAAACAATCATACGAGAATTTGGATACAAATCTTTAATTTGTGGTGTTAATAAAGTCCATGTTCTGTTGGTATTAAAGATAACTTCTTTATCAACATCTTGATAATATCCTTCAAATAATGCCTTAACAATGTTTTTACGACGTTGAACTGGCACTTCTGATTTCATTCCAGGTCCATCTTGCGATGTTTCAATCACACCCTTAGTCATCATCGCAAGTGGGTCGGTGATTGAAGCGTGAAATCTTGGATTTTGTTTAAGAATTGAACTCAATAATGTTGATCCTGACCTTGGCAGACCAGTAATAAAATGGTATTTTTTAGTCACGTTTCGCTTCTTTCATAAGTTTAGTTACATGATAATTTATTTCAGTAAGAGGATATTCCCAATCTCTAACTTTTGTTTGCCGCATAACAAAAAAGTTTTCGCCGTACCAAGGAGATTTAGTTCCTGTTTCACTTGTTGTCCAAATATAATACTCAGAAATCGGTACCGCAACAAACGTTGTCTTGCCTAGTGCTCCAGCCGCATGAACAAGACTGGTGCAAGAACTAACAATACAATCCATCTGATCAATAAAATCTAAGGTATCTTCCCAAGAGTCGATCCTATCACTCAAATTGATTGTATTCGTATGGCCATTTTCTTTGTCTATATAATATATATCTGTTTTTTTTGGTAAATGTTTTAACATGACATCAAGAGGAATCTTACGATATTCATCTTGGCCAAAGTATGGATTACCAGAGCACTTAATACCAATTTTAAATTTGTTTGATTGAATTTTATTCTTTGGATTTCTTAGTGGCTTTAGGTATGGACCATTCCAAAGATCCTTTTCTGTAAGATTAAGATATGCAGGAAGACTCATTAATGGAACCCATTGCATTTTTTGATTGATTGAGTAATGGTCATTGATCACTTTGTATCCATGCCTTTGAAATAGCGCATCAGTATCTTTCCGATAGTTACACTCTTTGGAATATAAGATTGGTTTTATCCCATATGCCTTTAGTTTATCAAAAAATCGAATGTTTATAATCTCGTCACCAATGCCACCTTCACCATCAACGTACAAAGTTGAACCTGGCCGAATAATTCCATCCCAGCGTTTCATCCTTAATTCTTTTTCAAACATACCATTCGTTGGTTTGAATGCCTCAATAAATGACCTAATACCATTTGCAAGATCACCAGACCGAAGTAACTTACCTGAAAATGCAGCCTCTAACGATTTTTCTTTTTCTGGATACTGCTCAACAAGAGACTCTAACAATCGTTCTGCTGTTTCTTTTTGGCCAGATAGTGAAATGTTAAATGCTTTTTGACATTGTGTTTCAAAGTCATCTGGAGTAATCTGTAAATTTTGCTCAATGTAAAACAATGCCTTTTCTGGCATGTTCATGGCATTGTATGCTTTATACAAATTCATGCGAGCAGTGTATTTTTGTTCTGGAGTTTCAGCAAGTGCGTAAGATGCTTCTGCACACTCTAAGTAAGTATCTCGCTTATCTGATTTTAACGCAAGGTATCCAAGCACATCATAGTCAGCAAGAGTTTTTGCGTGTTTATAGTAAATGTCAATTAAACTCCACGCTTCCATGCGGTTGTCTGTGCTGATCAAATCCGACACAACAGGTTTCAAATACTGCATATTATTCTTTGACCACAATCAATTTTACATGAACTTCGCTAATAATGTTGTTGTGTTCGTTTGCATAATCTTCTAACTGTTCTGGAGTAAATTTTTCAAACTTAACTCGGTAATGATCGTCTAGTATGTATTTGTAATCTAAAACTTCAAAGTCAACCTTAAAGTAATCACCCAATTTGGATGATGCGTATCCGGCTTCACGGCAGTGTTTGTTGAATTTTTTGCTGAATAACTGGAAACCTACAATTGTAATAGGCCTGCGGTGAGTTGGGTCGGATGCAAATGAGTCGTGCCTGTGATGCGGCACCCGCACATCGATTAATGCACCGTGTTTACACACTCGATAAATTTCTTGAAGGCAATGAAAATATCCTTCACCAAGATGTTCGAGAATGTGGTGTGCAACAACTGTTTCTACTGTATTATCATCAAATGGAAACTTGTCTTTTTCGATGTCAATAACGTAATCAGGATTAGAAATACTATCATAGTCTAAGTTCACAAACCCCGCCAATTTCACATCACCTGCGCCAATATTTAATTTCACAATTTACTCCAATAATTAATATAATATAGTTTTCGGATTTATCCTCGTATAGCTGCAGTATGACGACTACCAGCACTTATTTGTGTCCAATTAGTAAATCCACCAACTACTGATACTGGACTACTTCTGGCGGCATTGCTATTATCACCTAATCTACCATATGGGTTTTGGCCACCCCAAGCCCATGCGGTACCATTGTTACGTACAGCCAAAGTAGCGGTACCACCAGCACTTATTTGTTTCCAATCAGTAAATCCACCAACTACTAATACTGGACTAGCCTTAAGGCCAGAAGCAGTGTTATCACCTAGTTTACCTGAACTAGCATAGCCCCAACACCAAGCAGTACCATTGTTACGTACAGCTGCGGTATGTTGTATGGCAGCACTTATTTGTTTCCAATCAGTAAATCCACCAACTACTGATACTGGACTACTACGGATTGTGGTGGTATTATCACCTAGTGTGCCATTACTGTTTGATCCCCAACACCAAGCAGTACCATTGGTACGTACAGCTGCAGTATGATTACTACCAGCACTTATTTGTGTCCAATCAGTAAATCCACCAACCACTAATGTTGGACTACTTCTGTCGGTGGTGTTACCGGTTCCAAGGGCGCCATAGGTACCCCGGCCCCAACAATAAGCAGTACCATTGGTACGAACACCTGCAGTATGACCGTCACTTAAGGCTTTACCACCAGCAATTTCTTTCCAATCAGTAAATCCACCAACTACTGATACTGGACTACTTTTGTTGACGGTAGTACCATCACCTAGTCGACCATTAGCGTTTAGCCCCCAAGCCCAAGCAGTACCATTAGTACGTACCCCAAAAGTGGAGTTATAACCAGCACTTATTTGTGTCCAATCAGTAAATCCACCAACTACTGATACTGGACTACTTTTGTTGACGGTAGTACCATCACCTAGTTGACCAGCGCTGTTTAAAGCCCAACACCAAGCACTACCATTGTTACGAACACCTGCGGTGTGTTGACCACCAGCACCTATTTGTTTCCAATCAGTAAATCCACCAACTACTGATACTGGACTACTTTTGTTGACGGCAGTACCATCACCTAGTCGGCCAAGTGCGCCGGAACCCCAAGCATAAGAAAGAAGCAACGCTTTTGATGTTCCAAAAAAATTAAATACACTAATTGCACCACTACTAGGGACCGCACCATTAGTTCCTGTTGTGCCAGAAGGAACTATTCCACCTCCAGCATAATATTCATTTAATGAAATAGGATTTGTACCACCAAATTCGGTTTGAATGTCATTTAAGCTAAGTGCTCCGGATGCGGGTAATGGCATATTAATATTCCTTGTAATTTAGTATATACTGATGTATTTATACTAATTAAAATACACATTCCTGTGTGAATTTTTTATATTTTCCTGCTCCTTTATCTGTTTAGTCATCTCAATCAGTTCTTGCCTTACTCTTTCCCGATTGTGATATTCGTAGTATAGCCGCTGTTGTTTTGACATCATTCGCTTCTTGCTCATCCGTTCTCCTTTGGTCTTTATTATACTTTTGGATTCGTTGAGCTTTTACTATGGGGACAATTTTATCATTGACACCTCGCCGTTTAGTTAATAGAACAGGAACTTGTGTATTCACGATTACCATTCTCTAGGCAACTTTGTCTTGTGTGATTTGTGTAGTGTATTTCCTGGTACCGTATCTTTAATTCGTTGTATGACACCTTTCTCAAAGGCTGAATCGGCTGTTTTGGTACCTGGTACAGACATACGACCAACATCACCAAAAACTGGTAGGTTTTCGGCTGAATGGTATCGTTGTAGATGTGGATTGTTTTGTATGAACTCGTCTAACACCGTGTAGGACATACGGTGTTCTTCAATTTGTTTGGTTTCTTTATTCAAAAAATCATAGGTTGGCATTAACTATACTCATGGGCAAGTGATTCATTCATTTTTCGGAACCATTCTTTCATAAAGACTGGCACTTCTCTTTTATTTATCTTACCTTTCCATGACCAAAGGTGTGATTTATTCATGCGATAATAGTTATGATAAGATTGTAATGAATTACCTGGTACTTTACAGTCATCTGGCATGGCAGGTGTAGGACCAGTAAACGGACCAATTGGACAATTATCCGGTACCCGAGCCAAATCAGGTATCAATCGTGCCGTGGCATGAACTTTACCATAACGATATGTAAACTCTTTAAGTAATTCACACCACATATTATAGAGCCAAGTATAGTTCGCTTTGCTTTGGCGAACCCATATGGCTGATGGATGGTTCATCATTGTAGGTTTCATCAATCGTTCTTCACGCTCATCTGGTAGTCGCCACCGTTTAATATTACGATTATTGGTTGTTTTACCAAGGTACATCTCACCATCAAGCACACGGTGTGCAGTAGAGAGCAACTGAGCATACTCAATCACCATTTTACAAACATGGCGGTCAACGTGCATTTCAGCACATTTCACGGGATTATTGTCTAGATAAAATATATTCATAACATTCTCATCAGGCCAATTGTATCAATAGTAGTAAGTAAAACGTAATTAGCGACCATACCAAAAGATTTGCGAGTATAAGCAGCCCAACCATACATAGCACAACCGAGAATCCAAATTGGATATAGTATGAGTAACGGTGGGTTAGGAACGGTGAGAGCCATTGTAACAGAGCAACCAATAGAGATTGCCCATGCCAATAACTCCACGATAAAACGAAACTTATTTGATTTCCAATCATCACGAATCCAATCAAACAGATTATAAAATAAATCGTTCATCAACAATCATCAGAGCGAATCAAACTTTTCTTACCGTTAAAAATAGAATCAATATCATCTAAATCATCTTCTTTGGATTCAGTCATTGAATTCCATTCTTCATTATTAACAACTTCTAAATGACCTTCGTCTAAATTATATCCACAACCTTGTAAGAAATATTGAAATTGTTCCAATACATCTTCCAATCGAACTGCTTCAAATTCAAAGGTAGTTTTTGAATTGTTATAATTTTGTTCTTGAACAAATGTAAACTTACTCATAGTTTTGGAATATCCAATGAAAGGTCTTTAACTTTTGTTTTACCAAATTTCTTTTCAATGTCAGACGCTGATACAGTTTGCAAAACAAATTGCTTGAACTCAGCATAATCATTTGAAACTTTCATTGATACAGCACCACCATGGCCATCAGCCATAAACAATGCACAACCACCACCAACCAATGGTGCAATCTCAACGACTGCCTCTAGATTGATAATTACGGGACACTTCTTATCTAACGAATTCACTTCAATTAACATGGTCATGCTTCTTCTCCTTTGGGTTCACGAATCTTTGTAAACTTAGCCATCTTCTCAGATAGTTCAGCTTCAATATATGATTTTTTCCATAGACTTCTTTTATCTGGCGTCATGGTAGCCAGTAGTCGTTTTGCTGATTTACTTAATCGAAAATCTTTATTTGGTTTCATTTAATTGCCTTGATGGTTGTATCGGATCTATCACAATCTTTTACACGAATGAGATAAACAGTTTCATCAGAGTATGGACGAACAAAGAAACATTCTCCTTTGATTGACCACACTAAATGATGTTGAATACTACCTTCTATTACAGCAATCGTTGGTGGTTTTCGTACCACATCAACCAAAGAATACAATGAACCTAGGCAGGTCACAATCAAAGCAAACACAAACAAACCAATGGCGTGTTTGCCTACCCACGCATACAATTTATCAAACATCAAAATACTCCATTCACATATAATAGATACAGTATAACAGATGCCAGAGCAAATGTCAAGAGGCCAATGGTAAAGAACCAAGAAACTTTACGGTAATATTCCACTTCTAACTCTAACATATCACGCTGACCGAGTAACATAGGTTGGCACTCATCTTCACCGCCCATCATCTCTATGGTTTGTTTAGCATTGGCCAATCGTTGCTTGGCCTCATATAGGTAATAGTATGCTAACACGATTAGTCCCAAAGGTTCTCATAATACTTACCAAACAATCTAAATGCGTTACGCTTTCTATCATTGTGTGCATTTAGTCCGTCCCAATCAACCTTAGGTCCAACATAGTTCTCGTCCCAAGGCAATTTATCACCACAATCGGTGTAATCAAAAAACTTGGATTCAGGATCATCAGCAACTTTCTGTTCAAAAGCCCAAATCATTTCATCGAGAACCCATGCCCAGCGTTTATGAATTAAATCATCCTCGTCCATGTCCAACATTTGGATATCAGGATTAGAATGGCGTTTTGATTTTGCTTTTCTTTTAGGTCCACGCAACTCAGCAGGCACATCTTCATCATCAATCCATGGCGAACCATGTGATTCTTCTCTCAATTGCTTGAGCATTGGTAGAATGATATAAGACAAGGTGTAATCCATTGACCATGTATCATAGCGGTCAATCCTCACATACTTAATTGGTGGGTGAATAAAGTCGAGCACAACACGAATGGCCACACAAATAGGTTTAATATACTTTGTGTATTTCTCAACCCATACAGGATGATCCACATAATCTTCATCGGCAATTACACCTTTACTACGACCACATTTACTCCAATCTGTCCAAAAAAAGATATACTCAAAAACAGTATGTGGAGAAATCCAATGGCTACGATAACCACTTAAATAAACTTTCATAATATTATACCTTCAATAGTTGTGGTAATGTATAAACGGATTCCATATATGTAGAAGGATTATCCAATACACTATATTCTAAATCACCCGAGCGTCTTTGGCAATAGTTTACTTGAAAATCGCAATTGTTTACCAATTTAAAGGTATCTACCATTTGTCTAACAGTATGACCTTTACCATGGCCTAGATTCTCTAATGAATTGGCAGGTGTTTCAATTGCCTTTTGAATAGAATGGCATATTTCATTCACATGAACATAATCTCTAACAGGTGTGCCATCTGGTGTATTGTAATCACCACCATATAAATTAAATACTCCTGTTTCTCTTGCTTTCATTAGATTATACATCAACCCATCCATATTAGTGGGTGAAATCCCATCAGACCCAATCACATTATAAAATCTGAATGAAGTGAAAGTTTTTGTATTTTCAATGCAATATCTTCCTACTATATCTTCAGCACATCTTTTACTCAAAGCATATGGGTTGATGGGATTAGCGGCTGTGCCTGTCGAAGCAAACACAAAATTCTTGTAATTTAAATTCGTTAATACATTATGTGTACCATTGATATTGGTATCATAATACTCGTATGGTTTTAATACTGATTCGTTTACTTTGACCAATGCAGCCAAATGAACCGCGGTATCAAACTCATCAGAATAACATAATTGATAACCATTCGTAATATCATATTGAAGAAACTGTTTGGGTAACAAATAATCATTCAAACATGGTTTGATATCAGTACCAAACACCTCGTATCCTTCCTTTTTCAGGAGTTTTACAAGGTGTTGGCCAATGTAACCAGAACTGCCGGTTATCAATACTTTTTTCATTAAGCTTGTTCTGCTTTATGTGCTTCTAATGTTTTACGGAACTTATTGGCATGACTACGCTCTGCTTTGGCTAATGTTTCAAACCAATCAGCAATCTCATCAAAGCCTTCATCACGAGCGGTCTTTGCCATACCAGGATACATATCGCTGTATTCATGGGTTTCACCGTGAATAGCGGACTCTAGCGCTTCTGCTACGGTTGCAGCCGATAGACCAGTACCTGGATCTCCAGCACCACCAATCAATAGATATTCCATATGACCATGTGCGTGGCCTGTTTCACCTTCAGCGGTAGAACGGAACACAGCGGCTACATCTGGTGAGCCTGCTACATCGGCCATGTTTGCGAAATACAAATAACGGCGATTAGCCTGTGATTCACCTGCAAATGCTTCTTTTAATGCTAATTCGGTACGAGTACCTTTTACTGATTTTGCCATACTACTTCTCCTTTACTATTGAATAATATTCATCTTTAAAACAACCACATTCTGGACAAGTAAAGAGGTCAGACAACTCCTCAAACTTGCCTTCTTTTTCATCATCGTGGACATGGCCACAAACTAAACAAATATACTGCAATTCCATATTATCTCCTTTAATAGTTAAAAACTAACAATAATATGTATACATAGTTTATCACTATAATGTGGTTTTGTCTAATGATATTTTTATATGTTCCTAATCAATAAAATCAATCATCATAACCTTCAGCCCAAGTTATTTTGGGATTATTTCTTTCATACAATTCAACCAAATCTTTTAAATTCCACATGAAATCGGTTTCAAAGGTACTCAACCATTTACTAAATCTACTCCAATCTTTAGCAAGCATTGGTGATAAACTAATCTCATCACCAAATTGTCCTAAATCTTCACCACGGCAATCAATACGACCGGCCGCATAAGTCCAAAGCTCAAGGCCTCGCTCTTCATACCATTGCTTATTGACTGGTCCCATCCAGTTGGTACTATACCTCACAGGCATAATTTAATTCCTTCCAATTTGTATTCTCAGGCATGATTTCAATTTTGTATTCAGCCTTATCAATGAAATTGGCCAATACGCTACCACCATATCCGTTAGTGCCATAGCAATTCTTATGGCAACGATATACCGATCCAGAGGTACCATGAAATTCATAATAGTCATCTACCAATTCAACTTTGACAATACCACTATTCATCTGCCACGAATCAGATCCGGCAAATCCGCCGAACCAACAGGCAAATACCTTGTATAACATTTCTTTATCAGTTGTAATCTTTATTACAACCCATCTATCAGGCGTATAATCACTCATTTTCTTTTTTCTCAATCTTAATCATTTGACCATTCATGAATAGAGCTTTGTATTCTATCCATGCATCTTGCTTCCATGATTCTTGTTTATCTTCTAATGCAGCACGATAAAATCGAATTAAACCATCAAAATCATGGCAACACACCCAGCGTTCATTAAACTGCCTGAGGTGGCCACCAAGAAATCCTTCACCATCTACCCACTCAGCATCATAATCTTCATGCCACAAGAATAAATGGCCAGAATCTTGGCTGTAATCAATCTTATATTTGTCCAACATTTGGCAAGGAGTATCTTTCGTCTGATACTCCTGTCCTTGATAGTGTATATAATCAAACATTCCCATTTAAATCTCCAAATATCTCAATTTAAATTCTTTTGCTCTTTGTTCATGACCAATATAACCACGAGGATTACAAACTACTCTCGTATCACCAATCATATAATCAGATACATTATGCATATGACCATGAGTCCACATTTTAATTTGTGGCCGATCCAGTATAAACTCGGACAAATCAGAAGCAAACGCACCATTCATTAGTGTATCATGCCTATAACACTCAGCAATACTAATTGGTGATGGTGCATGGTGTGTTACCACAACATACTGTTTTGTTTTATTCTCAGTAGCAATCTTTATGTAGTCCATCATTTTCTTGTGGTCTTCCACAGAATCTTCTGGTGACCACTTTGAAGGTGACTGATAATGATCCACAGTTTTAACAACTAGTGTGCCATCTTTGTTTCGCTCACTCTCATGGTAAACATTTCTTTTATGTTGAACCATACGATTACTATTTTTAATTACTTGAAAATCACTCATACCTTTGTTGCAATGCCATAAGGTCAATGGATCACCTTTGTTCATATCAGTCCATAATGTACCAGCAACAAAGGTCACGCCATCATGTTCCAATGTTTCTTTTTCTAAGATATGAATGTTTGGTAAATCGGCCAATTCAGCCTTCAATCTATCATATGTGTTAGCAACATCAAAATTATAATGCTCGTGATTACCCATAATGTAAACTACATGGGGAAATTGAAACGAACACCGCTTAAAGAAATCTTTAACCTTCATTCTTTCTTTTGGCTTATTCTTAAATTGACTGGCGGTACAGATGTCACCACTCAAAACGAGAACGTCAGCATTCTCCTCATTCTTTAAAAAGAGGTCACCGAATTCCAAGTGAATATCGGATGCTAACGCAATCTTCATTAATGTACCTGTTTTCTTTCTTGTTCAGTTTCACCAATAATATCTTTTGGTGATTCTAATAGTTTTAAATAATCTTCTTCTATGTTAGCCTGTTTGGCCAACCATGTTAATCGTGCCAATATAATGGCAGTCAGATTCAATGGATGAATTTCAAATGTGGTCAACCATTTTAATATTTCGGTGTCCACATCCAATGCCAATTGTTCCAACATTTCATCGTCCACTATTTTTTCTCCATAATATGTTTGATAACAATATTGGCTTCAGGAAATCCTTGTTTCTCTCTACTTTCAACTGCCGCTTCAATTAGATTGAATTGTGTTTCATGTAACATTGATAGAAATTTAGGAATATCAGCCCGATTCATTTGTATACGAATAGGTTTTTGTGGCATTGAATACACTTTGCCATATCTGGTTTTTCCATTGGATGAAATATATTTACTATATTCTGGTTTATCGTTTGGCATTTTTCTTTTCAGCTTTCTCTAATTGTTCACGCAGAGCAGAACATTCTTCTTCAAGCATTTTGTTTTTACGAACTTCTGCCATCATTACATCTTCAAATAAATTCCACAATTTATTAAATTTAATTTCATATGTGTTGGCTATACCAAGAATATGATTTGAAACATCTTCTCTGGTAAATTGTAACCAACCTTCAAATAAACCTTCATCAAGTTCTTTAAGGTCATCAACAACATTCCAACACTTTATAATCTGTTGTTCAAAATCAAATCTATCACTCATAATTATTCCTTATTTTGGTGGGCAAGGATGGATTCGAACCAACTCAGCCGTAGGCAACAGATTTACAGTCTGCCGTAACTCTCCAACTTTACCGCTTGCCCAATACATCATTGTGGTGAATACTGTTTCATCCATTCCATCAGAACGGTCTTTGCTTCTCTGCGGTCAATATCAAATGCCTGTTCCAAATAGGGACCAGCACCAAACATATTGGTCACACCTGATTCACGCAAGGTATCTAAGTATTCAAACATTTCACTTTTATCAATAGTCATAATTAATCCAATAAAGTCATATACGCTTCACAATTGTTCTCCATAAACCAATCAAGGCCTTTGCGAACACCTTTATAATCACCCATCAACTCACAACCTTTGAGGTAATCATATACTGCCACTTCATCAGGTGTGAGCATTACACTCTCACCACTAAATGGATTCTCAACACGAACTGGCTCAGAATCCAAAATCATAATACCTGGAAAAATATCTTTAATTGATTTTTGTAACGATTTTTTCATAACGAAAGCTCCTTGTCAATTTGAACTACCATTATAACATAACCACGGAGATAATCAAGCCATCTGTTGTGTGGATACAACAGTTTTCAGTCGATTAGGAGCGCCTCTGGTGAGAGTAGACCTATGACTATGAGCCCTAGTGCTATGGCACAGAGTATGAGACCTCCAAGCGCTTCTGGTGAGAAATCTAACGTATTCCTACACTCATATTCACGACCAGCGGCAAATGCACAAAGCAATGCAAAGATTAAAAGAATAACCGACATTTATGGCCATATTCTATGTTTTTCGGCAATGTGTTCACGACCATCATATTCTTCAATTTGCCATTCTACACCATTAGGAATTTCCACAATTCTAAGTGTAGATGCCCAACCATTGGCATCGTCACCAAACTCCTCAATCACAGCAATTAAATCTGGATCATTTCGTGGTGTGTAGTAATCATATTGTGAAATGAAATAATTGTCCTCACCAGCATGGCCTTTAACATAGTAATTTGAACAACCAAACACAGCCTTAGCTTTTTCAAAAGCTATACTTTTTTTCTCCAATAGAGATTCAAAGGCCTTGTCAGAGAGACCAAAACCACCAAAATCAACATTGATTGCAATTTTCATTTTGTCATTTCATCCACAATTTTTCTAAATTCTTCTTCGGTCATTTTCTCATAAGGAGAATAATTCAACATTATTGAACCGTATTTTCCATAAGCATAATGGAAGATTTTACAATTATCTTCTTCTTCTTCAATACTGAACCAATAACTATAATCTTTATAATGCCAAATACTTCTCACGTTACCTCAATTCATATTGTTTATATATTAAATTTCCTTGTTGTTTTGCATACTTCACAAACTCTTTTGGTTTACAAGAGGCAACAAGTTTAGTACCAACTTCTTTGAAAACATTATTGTAATACGATTCTTTGACAGAACAATCCACTTTTATATCATAATGCGAATGCACTTGATAATTGTGTGGTGTGTTCAAATAGAATATTAGAATCCAACCCATAATTATGCAATTTCTAATTCAGGTGTGTAACTATTACCTAACTTTTTATTGGCTTTTGCATCAATCAATTGGCAGTTATTTTGTGTTGTTTGACCTCCAAATGAATATGGTATTTTACTATGATGTCCCTGCCACAATTCTGAATCATAAATTTCATCTTCAGGAATAATTTTTCCTGTAATAGGACAAATACCATTTTGATTCAACCAAGCTTGATATTTTTCTCTCTTTGAAAAGAATCTCTTATCATCTAGGGTGTCAGAAATAATATCCTTTGATGCCTTGTTAATGTCTTGAACAATTAAGTCGAATCTAGCACTCAGGTTTAGTTTAGTGTTATTACGACCACAAGTTTCATACAACAATACTTCACCTTGAGGCGAGGTCCAGGCTACTTTGTGTAAACGACCAGTTTCAGTTGTATTAAACCATTCAAAGAATTTTTTATCATCAACAATTTTTTTGTTTTGTTTATAAAGTGTGATTATGGTTATAAACAAATTTAACAGAGTAGCTTTGTTTTTAAATTTCTTTGTACCAAATTTACCAATTAAGTCAATAGTTCTTTGTATACATTCTTTTCCGCCATGAGAAATGAATTGTGGCCAAACATTTGAATTATCTTCATACGATTCATTTAAATCTTTTGGACTTAAACTGTGATTTGTGCCAAATGCATGGACACAAGCCATTCTTGCAATCATTTCGTCAATTTGATAACCTTGATTTCCACTTTTGTAGATATTTTTTAATGCTTCTACACTGGAGGCACCCAATTCACGAATTTCTTTTGCAATAGGAGTGAGTTTTGCATTTCTTTTCTCTTGTGCATTTAAATCACGACCACTATTGATATTCAAAAATAAATCAGAACAATCTTGACGGCTAGCCACATGATACTCAACCACGGTAATCTGTGAATCTTCGTAAGCTTTTTGTTTTATTTCTTCTGGTATTTTGGAAAATGTATCATTTGAACTATCAATATTAATGACAACACTTCTTAAATATTTTCCGTGATTGATAGGAACTTTGTTGTTATAAAATCCTCTCAAAGCAACAGTTCGGTTGTTCCCGTCAATGGAAATCCATTTGTATCCCAAGTCTTGCCAAGATTTGAAATAGTCATAATCTGGTGTGTTTTTAACCACTTTAACCAAAGATTTTTCAATATTAACCACAACAATTGGACTTGGTGCATTACCCAACATAACAGAGGTGCAATAATCGGTCATCTGTTTTAATGGCCAGCAAGCATGGCGTTGAAAAGATAAATCCAAAGCTACACCATTTAAAAAATCATGTGTAAACTCTGTTCTGTTTAAAAAATATCTTTTTGTTTCAAAATCAGTAAAATGAAAGGTGGGTAAATTTTTTGATAACTTTTTTTTGTTTAATTTTGCCATTTTAATCCTCATAATAAAAATAATTTAAATTACAACCATATTGAAACACACTGGTATCTCGGAGTGTATGTGTAGAGCAGTCCGGCCGGTTCTCTCCACTTCAACTCCCCATTGAATCTTGATCCGGATTCAACTCAATGTATTTCAATATGGCGGCCTCTCCCGAGGGGCCATATTCTATTGCTTACGCTGTAACAGGTTGTGCTACGGGTTTTACATTAGAGGTAAACGAACCATCGGATGATTGCTTAGCAATTCCACTTGGTGACGATAACTTACCAACATAACGGCCGTTTGCATCAAACTCGGTGAAGTTAACCAACTGATATGCCTTTACTTTACGGCCATCTTTGATTACTTTCACAATACCACCATCTTTACGAATGTTATAGATGTTGGTAGAGAGTCGGTACAGCACCTTCTCTTGGTTAGTGCCTTTAAATACTGTAGCAATTTCATCAGGTGATACTGGTTTACCACTCAACATTACTTGGGTAATTTTCTCATGACGATTGATTTTGCCTTTGCGAACTGTTAAAGCCATTGTAATACTCCTTCTTTCAAATTAAACATAATATAAAATACCTACTACATGAACCATTGTATCACACCTGCGGTTGGTTGGCAACCTCGGTTGTGGTAGAAATGGTACTTGTATTCGCTGGTGATTCAACGGTGTTATCCACTTTTGAATACAAATCTAGAAATGCCATTTTAGTTTCGGCATCAAAACGATTCACACAAAGCTCAATGGCTTTCATGCGGTCTTTGAATATACCAAATGCCTTGGCAATATGTACCAAACGGCGAGTGGAAATAATCTCATCAGTAGCACCTTGGTCAAACGATTGGCGAACCACATCTGCCCATTGGCACAGATTCTCAACGAATTCTTTATCATCAAGTAATGGTGTAAGAATCTTTCTCTCGGTCTTGGCATCAGGATATTCCTGTTCTACCGTAATCGGGAATCGTTCTAAGAAGGCATCGTCAAGCACTTGTGATAGATAACGACCTTCTTCACTACCACGACCTTTGGTGTTTGCCGTAGCAATCACGGTGAAGCCATTGGTTGGTGTTACAACTTCGCCAGTTTTTTTGTTGTAATATGGTTTGCCTTCAAGAATGCCTTGCAAGCACATCAACTTATTAGAACCACGGTCTACTTCGTCAATCAATAGCACAGCACCTTTCTTCATTGCTTGAAGCACAGGACCATCACGATTGACCACATTGCCATTGATAAGAGTAGGACCACCAAGTAAGTCGGTTTCATCGGTCTCAATAGAAATGTTTACACGAATACATTCACGCTTGAGTTCAGCACATACTTGCTCAACCATCAAGGTCTTGCCGTTGCCTGATAAACCAGTAATGAATACAGGATAAAACATTTTAGATTTTACAATGCCGAACAAATCTTTGTAAAAGCCAAACGGCACATAACCTTCAAATTTGGTTGGCACGGCAGAATCAGATTCGTCCAACAGTTTTGGTTGGCGGAACTCTAAGACTTGAGCATAGGCAACTTCAAGCTCTTGCTCAACAACGGGAGCTTTTTGTTTCTTGCTACCAATGTTAGGTAACAAATATTCACCACGATTACCATTACGATACTCCGCCTTGGTTACAAACCAATATGGATATGGAACATCTGCCTCGTTGACCACATGAGCAATATTATCTCTGGTCAATACAGCACCAATACCGTATAATTTCTCTGCCGCTTCAACGAATGCTAGGCCGTTTTTATTCAATTTATTCATAATGTAAATCTTTCAATTTATGTTTAACACGCCTTTTGAAGGCGACCTTTGACACCACTCTTTTTGGTTTGAATGGTGTATTACTACAAAACAATACGAAATGTGCTCTAGTTTTTTTCTTCATAATTAC